CGGTTGATACCAGGACCCTGGCGACTGATTCTGTTACCACAGCAAAGATCGTAAACGCCGCCGTTGACACCGCGAAATTATCCACGGACGCCGTGACGACTTCTAAAATCCTTGACCAGAATGTGACGACAGCGAAGATCGCCGCCTTGGCGGTTGATACCTCCAAGCTCGCGTCAGACGCAGTAACAGCCGTGAAGATCCTGAGCGATTCGGCCAGCTTCTCGAAGGTGAGCGGAGCCAAGGCGTCCTTTACTGGGAATGACGTCTCCTACATTGGCGCGATAAACACGAACGATCACTATTCACTCCACACGAGCACTATCCTTCACAGTGAGGGCGCCTCCCTTAGCTTAGGATCGGGTGCCGGAGCGGTGAATACTGACACGAGCGGGAACACGTTTATGGGCACGGCGGCGGGCAATGCTAACACGTCGGGATCGCTGAATACCTGCGTCGGTGTCAGTGCTTGCCGAAACGCCATCACTGGGACCGGAAACGTCTATATGGGGTTTGGAGCAGGGTTTAGCGATGCCGGGGGTGGTTCAAACACCGGAGTCGGTCTTAGCGCAGGAGGAAACAACGTCAGCGGCACCGGGAACGTATTTTTTGGCTATCATGCCGGATTGACGGAAACCGGGTCGAACAAGCTCTATATCGCCAATGGTGAGGCAGACCCAGCGTTGATCTATGGCAATTTCAACACCGGGCGGGTTGGGATCAGCACACAGGCACCCCAGGCTACACTGGACGTGAACGGGAGTATCTTGGGAGGCGCGATTACCGGGACGACATTCAGCGGCAACGGCGCGGCCTTAACAAGCCTTACTGCGGCCAATATCAGCGCGGGGAGCCTTGGCGCGAGCGTTATTGCGTCCAGCATCGCCTTAAACGCCGTTGGGACTGGGCAGATCGCCAACTCCGCTGTCGATACAAGCAAGATTGCGATTGATGCCGTGACGACTGTCAAGATCATCAACAACGCGGTTGATACGACGAAACTGGCGACTGACGCTGTTACGACGGTCAAGATTCTCGATTCAGCGGTGGACACCAACAAGATCGCCACGGACGCCGTGACCGCCGCCAAACTCATTTCAAGTTCCGCGAGCTTTGCGAAAGTCACGGGAGGGGCGGGCAGCATTTCCGGGTCAAGCGTTTCTTTCGCTGGGACGATTGCGACTACTGGGGACCTGACCGTTGGAAACGGGACGAACCGCTCTACGGTTTCAGCCTCCGGGTTTATCACTATGGCGAATATCTCAGCGCCTTCAGCGTCGGCTGGAAGGATTTATTTCAATCCGAGCGGGAGCGGGTCATTAAACGTCAGTCTTGACGGCTCCACGTTCGTCAGCCTCGCAACCGGAACTGTTGGCGCAAGCGGCAATCTCAGCGGAACTCTGACGACCGGGAAGTTGCCAAAAGCAACGGGGGTCAATAGCTTGGCCGACTCGATTGTTTCTGAACAAGGAAGCTCCGTTACAATCACGTCGAATTACGGCGGTGGCCTTCATGTTGGGGTCGGTGGCTTTAACGAAGCGACCATTTCTACCAGGATCATATCGGCGGCAAATCTTGGCGGGGCGTCATATGTGATCGGAATGACGACCACGACTGGGAACGGAATACAGCGTGACTCAGCCTTTATCGGTTACGGCGGGGATGCCGCAATCAATAGGTCGCGCCTTTCCGTTTACAACTCAGTGGCCCAAAGCGGGCTTGCTGGGGCAGAGCTTTATTTCTCACTCTCAAGCGGGACCATCGCGCAGCCTACGTTTTTCTCCAACAATCCCGCCAATGGAACTGTTTTTGGAAGATGGACGGTAAATGTTTCGACCGGGCTCGCGCCCCTAAATATGGGCGAGATCAGAATGGTCGTTGATACTTCCTCAGGCACCGGGATCAATACCACGGACCCGACTTCACCGCTCAATCTTCCCGTTGCGATGGCGTTCTTAACGGTGCCGTCTACAGCCAATGCGGCAACGGAAAAGATGCGTATGTCACCAAATGGGGTTTTGATGATCAACGGCACTACCCCGACCTTTGGTACTACTGGCATTGACGTGCAGGGCACCGGGGTAATTAGAACTGTCGGCGGGTTACTTGTCGGCAGCACCAATACGTTCGATAATGGTTCAGCGATGAACGTCATGGGGCGGGCTATGTTTGGGCAGCAATCGGTCGCTGGCAATAACCTTGAGATTAACGGTAATGCCTACTCAAACAGTAACAACCCGTGGCTGGCGTTACGCGCTGGCGCGGGTACAAACAACCCGAGCAACTTTATTGGTCGCGCTGGCGTTGGCAATTTCCAAATCACGGCCAACAGCTATTATCAAAATTCTCTCGGAGCATACACTACCCCCGAGGTAGCGGCTAGTCCGTCTTGGATGATTAGAGTGAACAGTGGCGATGGTCCGGGCGTCGGCCCAGGATTCGCTCAGGGTGGGGATCGCTTTGACGTGGCCCGTGCCACGGCAACCGCCGGACTCCCCACATTCTTACCGTATATCAGCGTTTACACCAACGGGAACAGTAACGCGACGGTTATGATTCCCGGTGGCGTAGCGGCTAACGCCGATGGTAATCCGGCAAATATGTTCCAGATTGGGGCCAGCACGTTCACAGTGACCTACGCCGGTGACGTGAAGATCGGAACGATGACGATAAGCGGGAACGTAGCGCCGCCGAATGGTCAGGCGCTTTGCCTCTCAGACGGTCAGCTTGGTCACTGTACGAGCATTATCGGGGCAACAGGTGGTTGTACCTGTGTTGCGCCATAAAATGAGAATACAGTTAATAATATTGATAGTAGCTGTTAGCGGATGTGCTTCAACGCCAAGAGTAATTAATCTTGATAGACCAATCCATTTAGAGCGAGTGATCTGTATGGACGCAATTGATGTTTCACGCTTATGCGCCGCAGGCAACGGGCCAAAGGATGATGGTACAAGATTTCAAATTGTCACTCTTGAAAGTATCGATCAATATGGACGTCAATCAAAGCGTGTATATGTTGAGCATCCGGCAGCATGTTACGAATCATTAACTAAAACTATTTATCTTCCTTTTTCAGATTGTCCGACGCAGCTTGCTATGCATGAAATTTGCCATGCGATGAGATTCAAAGATATTGAGTGTCAAAATCTTTTTCCGTCTTATGGCCCGGTCAAGGTGAAGGCAAAAAAGTGATTATCAATCTTTGCGATAAGGACGGCTTATTTAAAATTCTTATGTCGCTGTTCCTTGTCGTCAACGCTTCAATCGGGACCTGCTGTTTGTTGCTTTGGGTTTTTATCTTTCAAGACGATGGCGATTTAAAAATTGCCAAGCTGGGATTTTGGGTTTGTCTCGGGCTTAGCATGGCGTCCGTCGGCGCGATGATTTCGGGGGATTTATGAACGACGCGACGGCTGGGCTTTTCAAAGAGGTGCAAAGTTTTATCATTGCCGTAGGATTCCCAATCTTTACCGCGCTTTGGTTTATGTTTCGTACTGACAAACGCCTAGATAAGTTGAATGATCAGCAAGCGGAGCAAATCGTCTTGCTGAAAAACATTGTCGAAAGGAAGGGATAACAATGGAACTTTTAGCGACTGCGATCCTAATAATTCTGTTAGCAGTTTACGAAATCAAGGCGCATACTAAAGAGGCTGTGATTAAGAAGAACACTTTGGCGATCAAGAACCTGTCTAGCCTGATGATTGAAAGGGATTCTAAAGCGTGATTAAGCGTCTTGTAATTCCGGTCAAATCTTCGATAACCGTCCTCGCTGGGACAGGCTTCCATGTTATTGAAAACTTGGCCGGGGGGTTGACGGGCGCGATTACCTATATCGTTATTGAGGGAGTAGGAGGGTCAAAGGGTCGCATCAAAGTACGCGACATTGATAACGCGCAGGACATTTTCCGCGACCCCCGCGTGACCCCGCTAATTGGTCTTGACTTTTATGTGCAGACGGTGAAAATCCCAATCAACGGGACCTATCACTTGATCCTTGACTCAGTTAATACCGACGGGTCTTATACGGTCTATTACGTCCTAGAAGAAAGGCCGACCCGCGTATGATGAAATATATTTTAGCGGGATTGCTGGCGATGATCGCCAGTAGCGCAAAGGCGCAAAGTGTTGTCGAAGCCATACAGCGACCCGATGATATTTGGAATGTCGCCATACCGGGCGGGCTGACGGTTAGCATTGGAACAAGCACAACGATTTCGCTTAGCACAAGCGCGACGGTCAATGTCATGCTTCAGCTAAGCGCGGCCTATGCAACGGTGAGTGTGACTGGTGGGACTGGGAACGGGGTGCTAACGTCAACTGGAACCGCGCTTAGTTGCGGGGTAATACCGCCCTCAGACACAGCATCGTATAAATTTTCAGTGGTCACAAACGACGCTGACGAATACCCTATATTTGGATTCGCTAAGGCCATCGTCGGTAGGGCCGTTATTCGTGGCTCATTCTATTTAGTGGCTTCGTCGAAAGTCGTGATCGAGGAAGCGTCGGTTGATGGAACGTATAAAGTGCGTTGTGGTATACAGAAATGACACAGGAGAGCAAAACAATGAAAAAAACAATCCTGGCCCTAGCGTTACTGGCGAATGTCGCCGTGAGCGCGTCGGCTGGTACGTCGTACCTCGGGACGGACAATCAGGATGTTTCAATCACTAGCCAAAATGGTGCATTGAATATCGTATCGACCAGCACAGTAATTACGGCCCCGCTGCCCGCTGGTACTAACAACATCGGTGACGTTGATGTATTGTCCCTGCCTTCTATCCCGGCTGGTACAAATAACATCGGTGATGTTGACGTACTGACGCTGCCCGCGCTTTCCGCTGGTAGCAATCAGATCGGTACTGTCAGCGGATCGACGGTGACTTCCATCATCAAGGATTCTGGCGGTGAGGAAGCTACTGTTACTGGCGGTCGCCTTGACGTTAATGCGACATTCAGTGGAACGATTACGGCTGATGTGAACGCATCAACGGTTGGAATCAAAGGATCACAGGGAACAATCATCACTTCGCAGACTAAGGCGGCTGGAACGGCGTTGCTAGTCAATAACGCTGGTCGCCCTGACCTTGACGGCCTTTCCTTGGTCTATAAGTCGAGCGATTCGATGGTTGTTGCTGGCGCGATCACGCTGACGGGCAAGGCTAATCAGGTTGACTTGCAAGCCCTTGGCAATGATTGTACCTTCAACATCAACGGTGGCGAAGCAATCAACGTGGCGAAGAACACCGCCGAAGCGTTTAACTTCGACTATCACGCTGTCAACCTTACCGTCAACTTGACGGCCAAGACTGGCGCGGCTGTTTGCAAAGCGAGAATAACCGGGGCTAACTAATGCTTTCGGTCATTGTTTCCGCACTCCTGTCGATCCTGACCCCCGCGCCCGTATGGGCGGGGGCGGGGTCGCTGGGTGATTTGGTGGTAATCTCATCGGGTGCTAATACGGCGGGCATCACCGCCGATGGTGAGTTGAAGGTGAGCGCGTCCATCGTTTCGCCAGCTATCCAAAACGTGAACATTGTAAGCACGTTTTCGCGCACGAACCCAGGCTACGTCTACCTCACCGATGGCGTCAGCACGGCGTCTGTGTCTGGCGGTGTTTTACAGGTCAGCTTCACGTCAAACCCGAATAGGAAATATTACGCCGTAGCCCCGACGAAAATAAACGCGGCTGTGGCGGCGTCTGATAACCCAATGCTCATGCTCGTCAACCTTGCGACCAGTACTATCTCGGCAAACATCATCGCCCGCACAATGGGATGCGATGTCTCAAACGTGATTGTGAATTACAGGACCTTTATCAATCCCGTCGTAACTTCCAGCGGGACTTATATCAAGCCCGTCAGGGTTTACCAAACAGCGGGAATCCCTGAGTCGCAGATACAGGCGTATACCTTGCCAACAGTTTCATCGCCAGGAAGCGCGATAGACAACATCGCACAGGGCCAGAACACCGCAGCCGCGCACCGCGAGGATAATCAGACAGTTTCAATCGCTCCTGGCAATCGCCTATTGATTACGGCAGACCCAAGCTCGAATAATAGGGCGCAGTATATAAGTGTTAGATGGTTGGAGGAATAAATGACAATTTTAGAACTTGGTTCGTGGGCGGCATTTCGTGATTTGTGCTTCACGAATAAAAACCTCAACAATCAATTTACTGAGGATGGGTTGTGCTACGACATTTATGGCCCAGATGCGAACGGCCTCATATGGCACGTTCGTTTTAATAAAACGGATGCGACCGAATTTGAGGCGAGCTACAAGGCCCTATGTAATTTCGCCATCGGTGCGCGTGGCTATGCTTTCTCGACCAACGATTTCACCTATAAAGGCAATGGCGTTTATGGGGTTTGCATAGCAGGGCAGACTGTTGACATTGACTATACTTTCACCGAAACGCTTTACACGAATGGCGGCGACATCGTGCTTGAGAACTCCGTCCTAGGAGACTGGGTCGAGGTCCACGTCATCCACCCCGTCTACGGGGCCATCGCTGATTACGTCAACAAGCGATATGTCCCAGCGTCACCATTTGGATACCCGACGCCAGTTATGGCCGTTCACACGCCATATGCGGGCAAGATTCCAGCGAGCTTAAAGCTGCGTCTGACCTATCACAGCACAGGCGCGACGGACGTTAAAATTGGGGTGAATTACAATTTGCACCTTGCAATATGACCCCGATTCCCGGCGACCTGATTTTCTACCCGGTAACGCCGCGCAGCCCATTCATGCCGCGCTTAATCGCCGCACTTCAGATTATGCGCGGTGAAGGTGCTGGCAAAACGTCTTACTCTCATGTCAGTATTCTCGACGTTGACTTAGCCCATGAGCTTGAGCAATACATTCCAAAATCACGGCGACACTTGATTGACTGGTCGCGGGATATAGAGATATGGCGGGTAAAAAGTGCGGATCAAGAGGCGGTGGCAATAGCCCTTCGTTGGTGCCGATCAAGCCTTGGGCAATGGTACGACATGGGCCGCGCCTTCCTTGGCGCGTTCAAGATGGCCCATGCCAATATTTGCTCGACCTTCGTCGCCAGGGCATACCAGGAGGCAAATATAGACCTTGCCTCTAAGGCTGGCCGCTTTGTCGGACCTAACGAATTGATCGCTTCGGGGATGCTTGAGCGAATATGCTAATGCCAGATTTAGGCGGTTACCCAGGGGGAATTATGAAACGTGACACCTATCGGACCAAAACGGGAAAGAAGATGTACGCCAAGCGCACGAAGGATGGAAAATTCGCCGATATTCAGTCCTACAAAAAGGCACACGGTCAGGATGTAAAGCGCAAGTCGAAGGCTGAAAAAGCCAAGGCGTGAAGTGGTACGACTACCTTTTTGACATTCTTGCTTCAGCCTTTACCAAGCAAGAATTAAAGAAGGCTGGCGCGGGTGACGAAGCCCTGAAGGGTGCGGTCACAAGGAGAATTGACTTGCCTACATTTGGCGCAGATGAACCGCAGCCGCCGCAAGGCGTCTTGGAGAGCCGCGATCTAGCTCATTGCCACGCTGAGCTAAGGAAGCGGTACGCTATGGTCAAGGCTGACTTTGAGGCTGAGACTGGCAAGCAGTTGTTTGAAACCTGTACTTGGCGGTCATCATTGCGCCAGCAAAATCTATACGCCGTCGGGCGGCGCGGAGTGCCGGGCGAAAAAGTATTGACGCAGATTGACGGCATAACTAAAAAGTCGCGGCATATGGTCTACCCAGCGCAAGCCGTTGACGTATGCGTTGACAGCGACCCAGGGCCAGGTAAGGTAGCGGTATGGGGCGCCGCCGCATACGCACCATTAGGCCCATTGTGCGTTAAGCATGGTTTGATTTGGGGCGGTTCGTGGACGAGCTTCAAAGACTATCCGCACATGGAATTGCCGGCCGCAGCCGCATAACGCAGGGAGGATAAAATGAAAGGATTCTTCGCAAGCATTGGCGCAAAGATCGCAGGTCTCTTAAAGCCTTTATGGAAAGGTGCCGCAAAGAAAATACTTGCCTATGAGTGTTCCGATCTTAGGCTTCGTGCAAAGGCAATGATCGATGAGGACACCGATGGCTCAATCGTTCGGGTTAATCGCGTGTTTGATGGTTGGCAGAATGCGATCATAAACGGTCTTAACAAAGTCCCGTTCTTGCCTAAGAGCATGGCAGCGTCATTAGCTGAAAAGGTTAATGAAGAAGGTGATCGAATTCAAGAGAATATTGTTAATGCGATTAAGGAGAGGGGCGCACTTGCCGTCGATGCTGCTTTTGACGGAATCGAAGCCAAGCTGAATAATATTATCGACATGGCGTAAGGGGGCAACTTGAAAAAAGCGAACGGACCGCGTGTCCTAATTTGGGATATTGAAACTGCTGGCGTCCAAGGACTGTGCGCAGATCGCGGATTCGTCGTTTGCTTTGGATGGAAATTTGTTGGTGATCCAAAGACTCATTGTATAACTGTCAAAGATTATCCCGGCAAGACAATTCATGATGACAGCAAACTTCTTGCCGCCGCGCTCGATATCTTAGAGGAAGCCGATTCTTTGGTGGCACATTATGGTGAGAAGTTTGATCGCCCCTACGTTGAAGCTAGGCTTATTAAGGCAGGGCTCCCACCAATTCCAAACACTCGGCAGATTGATACTTGCCTAATTGCGCGCAGGAAATTCAAACTTAGTTCGAACCGGCTCGGCAACCTCGCCGAATTCCTTGAGGTGCCAGTTAAGAAGATGGACAAGCGCGGAGGCTGGCCGCTTTGGTGGATGGAAGCATTGCGCGGTGACGCTAAGTCAATTGCCAAAATGGCTGTCTACTGCAAACAGGACGTTGACTGCCTTGAAGGGATTTATTTAAAGATGCGCCATGTGATCCCCGGCAAATACCTTCTCAACTATGCAATGGGATGCGGGCTGATTTGGACATGCCCTGGCTGCGGTGGTAAGCAAAAGCAAGACCGTGGCGTATACTGGTCTGAAATGACCCTGTACCAGCGGCACCAGTGCAAGGCGTGCGGGCGCTGGTCGCGTTCTCGTAAGGCAATTAACAAGGCTTAACAGCCGTTGTTGGCACCCCTCGGCGCCCCAGCGCCGGGGGGTTATTTTTTTACCGTTTCTCGCAAACAATGCTGTTGACATGTGTAATACATATCTAATAGAATTTGGCAACGCTATAAATAAAGGAGAATAAAATGATGTCAATTGAAGGTTTTAAAACAAAGAAAGAATTAAAAGCCGCTGTCGGACGCAGACCAAATTTTATTGAGACTTCAATGTTCGGTAAAGAATTTCATGGTGACGGTTCTTATATGATTGTTGGCCCCTCCCCCTATAGAAGGAACTGGTACGCAACGGTAACCGTAAGGCAGGGCACCATCTCATGCGTCAAATAATTTCACGTTCAAAGATTTGCCTCGCGCGTATTATGGTCAGCGGTAGCGATGAAATTAAATTTTGTGGCAAACCATCAACATACAATGATCTTTGTCGTGGGCACGACCGTCGTATGGTAAACGCCACAAAGTTTAATCAATACATCGAAACAGGGTATTGACAAAGATCATCATCCCTGTTATACTGAAGTATGGAAAACAACAAAGACTATCAAATGCAAAAGACCCAGACACTTAAAATGTTGGCGATGCTTACCGAGCAAATAAAGGTTCACGAGAAGCGCCAGAAAGCTGACTCAAAAAACTGGGGCTATGTTGGCGACCTTCATCGGCTTAACCATCTACTTAGCGAAGCCCATGATTATCTCGGTACGCCCGAGGAGGCCCAGTAAACATGACAACTAAAACAGCAGCACAGGTGCCGATCCCAAGTATTGTTGACCCCATGATCGAACAGGGTATCTTTACACGTGCCGAGATTATGGCCGAGGTGCGTAGATTGCGGCCGGACTTTAAGGACCCTTCAGCGGCTGTTAGCAACGGGTTCAGGCGCCTTGTAGCAGCCGGCAAAAACGCATGTATTAAGGACAGCGGTGAACCGCGCAAGAGCCGGGCTGGTGTTCCCCGCGCACCCGCCGAGTCAGTTGTTAAAAAACGCATCGAGAAAATTGACGCATGGGCCGCCAGGATGAACGATGAGATTGGTGAAGGTTTCCGCCGTCTTGCGGCGTTCCAGGCAAAGACGGCAAAGGAACCAAAGTTGAGGAGAATATGGCCATAACATTGCAAGAGATTAATGAGTTCCATGTTAAACAAATGGGCGCCCAGTATGCCCCCGCAAATGGTATTTGTTGGGGCTGCCGGCTTGATATTTACGATGCGCCAGACCTGCGTGAAGAAGCCATGCGGGAGGCTAGAACAGGATGCCCACATTGTCACTATTCATTTGTAGAATAATCTTTGTGACCGCAATGTTACTTTGTGGCTGCGGGACTATTAAGAACATCCATAAAGCTATAGTGCCGGCGTGCCCGCCCGATCGCATGGCGCCTGATGGGAGGGGTGGTTATTGGGCTGAGCGTCAAGCGTGTAACCATGAGTGAATATACGGACGACGTCGTTGACGGTCTTTATTGCGAGTCATGCGGTCTATTCCTAGAAGTTGCCGTTGGGCATCCCCGCCAATGCGACCAATGCGCTAAACCTGCGCCAATAAAAAAACCTGTCGTAAAGTTGAAGCCAAAGAAGGACGACAATCAACCAAGTCTATTTTAAAATTCCTTGACATGTATTTTATTAGATTTGTACAATACATGTGAGGTGGTAATAAATGAATAAAAATCTTAAGGTAGTTCGAGAGCGTGCAACTTGGTTAAGAAAGAACAAGTTGACCATCCGCGCTTTCGCCGAAGGGACCGGCAACGATCCTGGCACCGCACATGTTTGGTTCCGTACAGGTCGCACCCCCCGCCGCAAATATCTTGAAGACATCCTCGCCATTCATTCTGACTGGCCTGTTGCCAATACCCTGTGAAGTTTAAAGGCGTGACGCCGGAATTTAAATGCGTTATGAACGGTATCGGTTCATGCACCGAAGACCGGGCACGCTGGCAATCAAACGGTTATTGGTCTGACGTTTGCCAAAAACACATGGATATCTTCATAAGCAATCTAATGAAAAAAGAACGTAATTCTTGGACAGGGAGGAAGATAGCCAATGCAATTAGTTAAAGCAAGAACTGAAGCAAAGGTTTCGGGCATGCCGACTAGAGGTCTTATGTTGGCGGTTGGTCATCCGAAGTCTGGTAAGACGTGGTTTGCAAGCTCAGCACCTGATAGTGTTGTTGTTGAGCTTGAAGAAAGCGGTGGTGACCGCGTACCGTGGGGACGTATTCAGGAAATTCATTGCTCTGATACCAATGCGCTTGAGCAGTTTGAAGAAGTTATGAATGCTGTCATGTCAGATGATTCAATCAAGACAGTTGTTATTGATAGCGTTGACCAATGGGCAAAGATGATCCAAGATGATATTGCCAAAGGCGCCGGCGTCGAACACATGCAGAAGCCGAAAGCAGGTGTTGATAGCAGGGCACTTTGGGGTGAATTCGCGCACCGAGTTCATACTATCACTGACGCATTAAAAGCAAGTGGTAAGCTGGTTATCCTTATTGCCCATTGCAAGCCGCCTGAGAAGGACGATCAGGGAAGGGTTATTACGCCTGCAGGAATCAACGTATCAGGGAAGGGTGGTTCTTACATCGCCGCGCAAGCCGAAATGATTGGGTTCATTGGTGTGCGTGTCCTGGCCGGAAAGGCGCAGCATTACATTACGTTTAAGTCAGCCAGCGATCTTGCCATCTGGCGCTCGCGCGTTGATGAGTTGCATGAGAAAGAAATTATACTTGATAAGGCTAATCCATGGGGTTCGTTTGCCGCTGCATTCGTTACCGCCAAGCCTACTAAGGAGAAAAAGAAATGAGATTCACAGGAAACGCAAAGTCTGATCCGAGTTCAATTTACCCAGAAGGAGACTATTTCTTAACCTGTACGCATATTCAGGATAAGGATAAGGATGGCAATCCGCTGCGGTCAAAGAAGGGAAATGACATGTGGATTCTTGAGCTCACTGTCGCCGAGGGACCGCACAAGGATCGTAAGCAATGGCACTACCTTGTTTGGCTGCCTGCCGGCGCGGCCGGCCACGGCATGACCCTGAAGGCGCTAAAAGCCTTTGGCCTTGATCCTGAAGGTGATAATGAAATTCTTCCTGAGCATCTTCTCAACATCACTGTTAAGGCAAAAGTGAAGATTGATGATTCTGGAGAGTTTGATCCTAAGAATCAAGTTGCCAAGTGGTATACGCCAGGGGAGCTTGCCAAGCCAGCAGCCGTACAGGGCGAAGACCCTAACGGCAGCGCACAAGAGCCTGAGAGCTTTGACCCTAAAGAACTCGAGAAGCAATCAGTCCCGGCAAAGACCGCTACCGCCGTTGCCCCCGCGCCAGTGAAAAAGGCGCTTTGGGGTAAGAAATAAGACGCCTTCCCAGGGCGTACGCTTTTTGGTACGCCCTGGGATTCTTTTGGCAAGGAGAATAGAATGGCAAAGCAGGAAGAATTAGTTCAAGAAGAGCCCGAGGTCCACTGCCTTGGTGAGATGGTTCGTATTGATAAAGTCAAACCAAATCCAGAAAATCCCAATGTGCATCCTGACGCTCAAGTTGAAATGCTTGCCAAGATTTTACAGGTGAATGGATGGCGCGAAGCAATCATTGTTTCAAAACGTTCTGGCATGATTGTTAAGGGTCACGGCCGACTCCAGACTGCTAAGTTTCTTAATCTTAAGAAGGTGCCTGTTGAGTATCAGGATTACGCTGACGAACAGGCTGAGCTTTCGGATATGATTGCTGACAACCGCGTCGCACAGCATTCGTATGTTGACGCTCTTAAGCTCGGCGGGTTACTTAAAAAGATTAATGAGAAAGGTCAAGGCTCACTTGGTTATACACAAGAAGAAATTAATCTCTTTATGGCTGCTGAATATGTGGCACCAAAAGAAACCGACCGCAAGTTCGTCGTCCTTGAAACGCTTAAGCTGACCAAAGAAGAGAAGGCAATTATTAGCGGTGCGGTCCAAAAGTTCTGCCTGCGTATCAGTAAGGAACTTGAATGGGGCGACGTGCTGGCCCAAATCTGTATGGCATGGCAGGTAACCATTCTCCCTACCATGCCGCAAGCCGAGGCGCCGCCCAAGCCAGTTAAACAGGCTGAGCCGGCACCGAAAGCCAAGAAGAAACAAGCCGCTGAGACAGTACAGCCTGGCAGCGAAGAAGGTGATGAATACGAAAAGACTTTTAAGATCAAGCGGGTTGCCGGTACAACTATTGATGATAAGCCGGTGATGGTTATTAGACCAGAAGATGATGCACGTTATTATACTGATGACCCTGTCATAATTCGCTTCGCAAAGGAAGCAAAAGAGTCTGAAAAGAAAGTTGCCGCTGTTCTAGTTATGAAGAATAAAAATCTTTGGATCACGTCATTGGAGACAGCCTAATGTTTACTCTAAAAAAGACGAAGCAGATTGAAGCGGCGCATTTCCTTCCGAATCACGATGGTAAATGTCGGGGCATGCATGGGCATACTTGGACGATCTCAATCGAGGTCGTTGGTGAAAACCTTAATAAAGCCGGCGCCAAACGTGGCATGCTGTTTGACTATTACGACATCGGCGTCCTAATGAAAGAGCATGTTGAGATTCTTGACCATCGCTTACTAAACGACATTTACGAGAACCCGACTAGCGAGGTAGTTGCTGAATCACTATTCAAGGCAATGGCGCCACGGGTCCACGAAATGTCAAGCGGATATGCTACTCTGTTTCGCGTGCTGGTTTCAGAAACACAGAACAGCCTTGCGGTGTACGGCGAATGACAACCCTTTATCTTGGGACTATTGGTACGGCGCCAGAACTGGCAACGCTTGCCAGTTTTAAGGGCGAGCAGACCGAGCCGGCTGTCTTGATGTCTTTTTATTTTCTCAACCAAATACAAAAGACAAACCTTGAACAATACAAAACCGTCCGCACGTTCAAGAATATGCTTGACTCTGGAGCATATACTGCGAAGTCAAAAAACAAAGTTATTAACATTGATGACCTTATCAAAGAAATTAAAACCGGCAAATGGCAAGAAGCCGCCGCGCTAGACGTTATTGGTGACCCAAAAAAAAGTTGCGAGAACGCCCTGTACATGAAGAAGAAAGGCGCCAACGCTTTCCCGACGTTTCATTTCGGTGAACCCTGGGAATACCTTCTTGAATACGCCAAGAACTTCGACAAGGTGGGACTCGGCGGTTTGGTGCCGGTAAAGTCAGCATCCGAGCGCAATGCCTGGCTCTCAGAATGTATGAGCCGCATCTGGCCAAAGAAGACCCATGCCTTCGGCGTGATGGGACGCGATAGCCTTATGCGGTTCCCGTTCCATTCTGTTGATTCAACGTCGTGGGAAGCCGGCGCGTTAATGTTTGGCGGGTATGCTTTTGCCAATGGCCAGAACCTTGGATTAGGCCGCGGTAAGGCTCGGAAAGCGGTAGGCGGCGAAACCTACTTGCGCCCCGAAGCCTTGCATTATCTTAAGCTCGAGAAGGAAGTAAAGGCAAGATGGGCAGCTGAATTTAAAAAGCAGGGATGGGTCTAATGTATAAGATCAACGAAATCTTTTATAGCATACAGGGTGAGGGTGCCCGCGCCGGTACGGCAAACGTGTTTGTGCGGTTCTCAGGGTGCGATTTAACGTGCGCCTTCTGCGATACCGAGTTTGAATCTGGCACCAACATGGACGCCAGGGTTATCGCGGCCAGGGTTGCCGCACTCATGCCTAGCCCCAGGGCGGTTATCCTTACGGGTGGGGAACCATGCCTTCAGTACGATGCCGAGCTTTATGAGGAACTCCGCGCTATCTTTGTTGATACGATTGCGATCGAAACAAACGGCGGCACAAAACCTAAAGCGCCGGTCGACTGGGTATCGTGTTCACCGAAGGTCGCCGAGCATGTGGTCGCGGCGAACTTCCCCAATGGGGTAAGCGAATTGAGGTATGTCCGCCATCCTGGCCAATCAATCCCAGCGCCGGCAGCTAAAGCGCAGTACCTATATCTAAGCCCTGAGTTTAAAGGCAACGTGTTGCAAAAGGAATCCTTGCGGCATTGCATTGAACTTGTTAAGGCTAACCCGCAATGGGGTCTTTCTTTGCAGCAGCAAAAACTCTGGGAGGTAAGATGAAAGCACAGTTAAATCCGGCAGGGATAAAGGGATCGCAAGACATACTCGAATTGAATATGAGAGATATTCTGAATTCTCTCGACCACGACGCAACCCGTGAAGGACTTCAGGATACACCTAAACGATGGGCAAAGATGTTTCTCGAGCTTACGTCTGGCCACGAATTTGAGATGACCACTTTCGAGAACCCAGATTGCGATGAGATGGTTGTTGAAACCGGCATCCCGTTCTACTCGTTGTGTGAGCATCATCTTATTCCTTTCTTCGGCACCGCGACGGTCGCATACATTCCTAATAAACGCATCGTTGGAATTTCAAAGCTCTGCCGTACTGTTGAAAATTATTCCCGCAGCCTACAGGTGCAGGAGAGAATGACTCAGCAGATCGCGAACCTTTTACAGTTTAAACTCGAGCCCAAAGGTGTTGCGGTGATGTTGCGTGCGCGCCATCTATGTCAGGAGATGCGCGGTATTCGTAAGGCTGGCGTTGAAACTGTTACTTCGTGCCTCAAAGGCGCGTTTATGGATTCACAGATTGTTCGTAATGAGTTCATGCAAATTGCAAGGGGGTCTTAATGAAAACATTAATCATCTATAGCGGCGGTATGGACTCAACTGTTCTAATGTACGAGCTGCGCGCCAAAGGCCGTGAACTTGTGGCAATGGGAGTCAACTATGGGCAACGACACAAAAAGGAACTCGAGTTCGCATACCGCATGGCAGATAAACTTGGTATACCTTTTGATGTCGCCGACCTTTCAACGCTGCGCCCATTCCTGGGCGGCAGTTCGCAAACCGACGATACCATGCCAGTTCCCGAAGGCCACTACGCCGCCGAGTCAATGAAGCTGACGGTGGTGCCAAACCGTAATATGATTATGCTGGCCGTGGCGGCCGGTTACGCGATGAGCATTAGTGCTGATACCGTGGCTTATGCCGCGCACGCCGGTGACCATGCAATCTACCCCGACTGCCGGCCAGAATTTGCCGATGCGCTCGACCACGCGATCGGTTTGGCTGACTGGAAGAAAGTCAAACTTGAACGACCGTTTATTCATTTGACTAAGACCGAGATCGCAGCTCTCGGTTATTCTTTAAACGTACCGTTTGAAGATACTTGGTCGTGCTATAAAGGCAGCGCGTATCATTGCGGCAAGTGTGGGACCTGCGTTGAGCGTCATGAGGCTCTTGGTGAGAAAGACCCTACCGAATATAAAGATGAGCTAACCTTAATTTAATCCTTGACATGTGTACTACATGTAATGTATACTAACAACGAAGTCAAATAAAGAAGGAGGTCACATGACCAAGGATGAAACGGTGTACACGAAGGTGACGTTCGGTTCTTCGAACCAAGAGGCAAATCTCCAGGGCCGCATCTGGCTCACCGGCACCGCCAAGCAGATCACCGCCGAGCTTAGCGCCAAGGGATTCGAGGTGCTGACCAAGCGCCCTACCCGCGCCGTTGAGAAGCCCGCGAAGGTTGTGAAGGCGAAGAAGGCGAAGAAGACGCTCGTTGCCGCTTAAGTAAGTTCTTAGCCTGCAGTGAGTTGAAAGGCTTGTCCGCATACGACTGCATAGGGCGGGCGCGAGTGGGGCAACGCAGATAGCCGGCCGGTCGACAACCCCAGCACCGGACTGATCTTTGAATATGCTTGAAGCGGTGGACAATAGATACAGGCCCGAAGGTCGGGCGGGCGGCAACGTCGTAATAACGTTACCCAGTGCAGGCCGAGGCGGGCGGACACGACCACAATTCCGCACAGAGCAGAAGCGCCGGTAAGAGGGTATAGCGTCAAGTCGACTGAGCCCCCGAGCCCGGAAAGTGACTGGAAGGTCCGCCGCTAAAATCTAGACTGACGAGTTCAGTCAAGCGCCAGGGGAGACCCGGAATCCCGCATGAACGAGAAGTTCGTGAACCCTGGCACAAAGTAAACGGCTACACCAGCCGAACACGGCGGGCGGTCCGCCGGGCGAAGGAGTGATGACCTTCCCGAAGGTGTACGCCGTATTTTTAAACAGGACAACATGAAGAAAGATACAGTTAAAAAAGTTTACGCAAAGAAGCCGAAGCCGCCAATTAATCAAGAGCGTGTTAATCGTCTTAAAGCGAAAGCCGACAAAGGCCGGTGCGAGAAGTGTGGCAACCCTGCCGCACAGATACGCATGAAGAAGGCAAAGCGGTGTTCGAGGTGTAACCGATGAAATATTTATCACTTATAGTGATATTATTTCTAAACGGTTGTGTTGGACGTCGTGCATTTATGAAATTTCAATATGAAGAGCTGGTGCGCGATGAAAAGATTGTTCAACTCTTAAATCAGATGACAGACAATCAGCTTATTATGGCAAAGACGATTACCGCGCAAGAGGCCATAGACCTTAGAGAAGATCGTCGTTTTATTCACGCTGGTAAAAAATCAGCTGATAAAACAAATTCTGATTTCGAAAGCCTGCTTGATGAAGCACAAAGACAGCTAGACTCTTTTATGGAAATAGGTAAACCATGAGCGCCCGCCCGCCTTGTCAGTGGTGCGGTCTGCGTGTGCGCCAGATCGACATTCCTCATTTGGCAATGGAACAATGCGTCAAAGACCTCCGCGGCGCCCTTATGGCTGTTGCCCACGACGCCAAGGCACTAACGGCGCAAGCAGAAGTTAATGCCGGCGCCGCAAGCGGTATGCGCCGGGTGATTTGGTTATTGGTTAGGCGTACAGGTGGAACCGTTTTGTTAAGCAAAGCCGAGCTTGTTGGTATGCCGCAAGCTGCCGAACTAGCTTTGCGCGAAACGCCCGAAGGGATGGAAATTGCCGCAGGGGAGAAGGTGGTATAAAATGAAAAATGATGGTGGACCCGCGTTTCCTTTATCAGCACCAGATTGTGATTTACAATTTGGCATGTCACTCCGCGATTGGTTTGCCGGACAAGCACTTGTTGGGATTGCAACAAAAGAGGAGGTGCCTGGATGGAGTATTGCCGACCAAGTTGATAGAGCTTATGAATATGCCGACGAAATGATCGGGCTTAAGGAATATCGAAATGGAACTCTTTAAGAGTCTTATTGCCGGCGCCGTGTGCGGTGTTGTATTTAGTTTGGCCGGCCTACCGATCCCTGCCCCGCCTGTTTTTTCTGGTGTCGTTGGAATCATCGGCGTCTTTGTTGGTTACAAAATCATTCTTCAGTTCAAATGAACGTCGGGCTCGTGTCGTGTTGCAAAGAAAAACTCCCATGCGCTACCCGCGCGCTTTGGCTCTACACTAACCGCAGGTTCTGGCTGGCAACCCAGTATGCCGAAAACTACTGCGACGCATGGGTTATCCTTTCCGGCAAACACGGCATCGTCAATCCTGAAGACATTATAGAGCCATATGACTTTGACCTCCGCAAACAAAAGAAAGCCTATATAAAAAAGTGGGCTACCAGGGTGAACCGTGGGCTCAAGAAGAAGTTCCCAGGCGCCTTCTTTATGGTGATGGCAAGCGGTCCATACCTTGAAGCAGTAAAGGACCTCCCCCACGAAATAAAGGAATATGCTTCGCTACCAAAATAGGCGGATCAGGCCACATCCTTCAATGGATGGTAAAAGTATTGCTGAGATACATGGCGGTGAGCTTTGGGTTAGCTACCTTATGTATTCGCTAATGCTGACAGATTTTAATGCGATGATAAAATCTCTAAAAATTGTGGATGACAAATGATAACCTCCTTCATAGGTGTGATCGGTTCCGGGAAAGACCATCGGGCAATTGAACTTGAAAAACATGGCTTCGTCCGTATTGATTTTAAAGACAGCCTTGTTGAACTGGCTTCTGATATTGCCGGGTACGATATTAAAGAAGATTATGAATGGTTTAAGACTAACATCGTTGGTGTTAAGCGGCCAGGGAACCAATTCGCCGAAGGTTTTATTCACGCCGATCTACGCGCCCTAGCCACCGAAAACCCCGACCTCATGACCGGGCGCCGGCTTCTTCAGCGCCTCGGCACCGAGGGCATGCGCAAGCGTGACCCTGAATACTGGGTCAACCGCTTTGTCGACAAGGTCATAAAGGTTGGCGCGGTCAACATTGTAAATGCTGACTGCCGGTTTATGAACGAAGTCGAACGCCTCTCGCGTGTTAAGGCTAAGTTTATTTTCTGCGACTATCATTCTTCACGGTATGATGCAACGTCTAAACATGAGTCCGAGCGCCTTGCTCAATCACTCCTACAGCTAGGACTTAAAGACGGCCAAGAAATTACGGCAGAGCATTTCGAACTGGCGACCTGCCCGTTCTAATGATCCTTAGGCCATACCAAGTCGAGGCAGTTAGCCTTATTCACGACGCTTTAATGCGGTCGCGCTCGGTTGTTTATACCCTACCCACAGGGGGCGGGAAGACGGTTATCTTCGCTGAAATCTCACGTTTGTGCCATGAGGCGGGTACAGAGGCGGTTATTATGGTTCACCGTGATACCCTGCTACAACAGGCATCGGACAAACTGAGAGATATCGATGTCCTTCATTCTATAATTGCCCCTGGCCGCACCGACTTTGGTGACCGTATTAAGATCGCTTCTGTCCAAACCCTTGTGCGCCGCATTGACCGCCATAAGTTTAAACTCTACATTATCGACGAGGGGCACCATGCCGTCGCCGGCTCTTACCGTAAAATTATTGACGCCGATCCAGACGCAAGCATCTTACTTGTAACAGCTACACCGATGCGAATGGACGGCCGCGGGCTTGGGGAAGTGGCACAAGAACTTATTGTTGGCCCAAGCATCCGCGAGCTTATGGACGATGGCTACCTCACAGAAGCCATTTCATACGGTGCCTCACACATTGTTGATATGGCGCGAGCGCGAACAACGGCCGGCGATTATAACAGTAAAGACGTCGAAAGTATAATGGACAATACCGCTATCACTGGTGACGCGGTTGAACATTATAAGAAGCTCTGTCATGGTGTGCCAGCGATAGCGTTCTGCGCAACGGTTAAGCACGCTCACGATGTCGCAGATGGTTTTAGGCGTAACGGATACAGGTCAGAGGCAATCGACGGCAAGATGCCGGCGCAGCTTATTCGTGACCGGCTTAAGGGACTAGCGAACGGTTCGATTCAAATTATCACTTCGTGCGATTTAATCAGTGAGGGCTTCGACGCGCCTGCGGTAGTTGCCGGCATTCTCTTGCGTCCGACCAAATCGTTAGCGGTATACATGCAACAGGTGGGGCGCATGTTACGTCCTGTTTTCCCGGCCGGGATACCCATAGGCACGCGTGAAGAACGGCTGGCCGCCATAGCCCAGTCAGGCAAACCACGGGCAATCATTCTAGACCACGCTGGCAATGCCTTTAGGCATGGACTAGCCGATGAGTCAAGGGAATGGACACTTGAGTCACGTAAGAAGAAACAAGCTGAAAACGTTGGAATGAAAGCGTGTCCGAATTGTTTTGCCTACTGTCGGCCGTGGGATAAACAATGCAAAACATGCGGACATATTTTTATCGTCGTTGCCAATGAAAGAGAAATTAATACTGTCGATGGTGAACTTACACAGTTAAGCGCTCTCGCGCTAGGCCGGCTTAGGCGCCGTGAGCTGTCTCAAGCGCGAACATACAAGGACCTTCTTGAGATTGCCCGCAAGCGTGGCTACTGGCCGGGATGGGCTTACAAGATGTGGATTCAGCGGGGCGGAGCCCCAGGGGATGCAAGATAATGGAAATCTATAATGCAACAATAGCAAAGCAGCGTATTGATCATTTACTCAGTCAAATTGAGAATTTAAAAAGACAAATGAGAAGTCCAACTTTATGTTTCACAGACAAAAGAGGAGTCTCTTGGATACGCCCAACAGCTGAAGCATATGCTGGTGAATGTGAAGATAATTTCAAATTAAGGCAATATGTTAAAAAACAAGATGATGAAATTCGGCGACTTTGGAATACTATAGATAATCTAAGAAACAATGAAGAACCTTTAAGAGAAAGAATAAAACAAGTTGAAATTAAAAATAAATTAAGAATGGAAACAATATCAAAACTCCGTGGAATAAACCAAAGGATTAAGAATAGATTAAAATCAATGGAGGCATATGACTTTGAAGACGAAGAACCCGATTGACAGGGCTTAACAAAATATTTACACTGTAAAAAATGGAAACGGCGGTGATGCGGCGTATTATGTTGAGTCTCGCCGGGATGGCAACAATTTTTAGAAACAACGTAGGCGCGCGGGAGCTTAAAGATGGATCATATCTTAGATACGGTGTAGGCGGCAAAGGCGGGTCAGACTTATTAGGCTGGAAGACAATTACAGTTGCGAAGAACATGGTCGGCATGAAGCTGGCAGTGTTTGTAGCAATCGAAGTAAAAGACGGGACCGGCCGCCTCACACCAGAACAAGAACATTTTATTCGTGTCGTTGGTGAGGCTGGTGGTCTTGCCGGAGTTGCCAGAAGTCCGGAGGACGCCATGGACATCATTGCCCTGTGAATCTGCTCGACGAAGTAACCCGTTACCTTGATGCCGGTCTACGCCCAATCCCAGTCAAGGCCAAAGGTAAAGCGCCAGATTTAACTGAATGGCACGAGTATCAACGGCGTCCGCCAACTAGTGCTGAGATAGCCAGATGGTTCTCAAGTAGTATTCGCAACGTTGGGACAGTTGTTCCCTCTGGGATAATTGTCGTTGACTTCGACGGTGGCAAGGAAGCAGAGGCTTTACTTGTTGCGGCCGGCGTCACCCTACCTGAGAACGCGCCACGGGTACAGTCAGGCTCGGGCGGTTACCACGTTTACCTGCGCTTGCCGGCTGGGGTTAAGGACTTTGCCAAGCTGCCGGGTTCAAAGTTCTTGCACAGTGTTGATAAGGATGGCAAGCCGTGTAAACCGTTTGTTGAAATCCTTACCATAAATAACTTCGTCGTTCTCCCGCCTTCGATCCATCCCAACGGTAAACCTTATAAGTGGGTAGTTGAACTCGAAGAAACAATCCCCGACGCACCCCCAGAACTACTAAAGCTCATCGACGAAAAACGTGGAATTGTCGTTAAAAAACCAAGCAAATCTAAAGCCGGCAATGAGCCGGGATGGGTAGAGGAACTCTCTAGGGGAACAGGCCCAGGCACCCACGACGACGCAATGACAAAACTGGCCGGCCACTACTTACGCAAGCGGCTTTCAGTGGCTAACGTTATAGACATCATTGCTTCTGGCTATGGAAAGCGTTCATGGCAGGTGCCCGGTGTTGCCCATACGATCCCGATGGTAGACATTGAACGTGTGGTTAAGTCGGTACAGCGGGCAGAAGCGCGTAAATCTGAAATCAGTGAAAGCGAATTCCAAATGCTCGGCTACGACCATGAGATATATTATTATCTCTCACGCGCAACGGGACAGGTTGTGCAGTTGACCGCACGCAACCATGACAAGCATAATCTTCTTCGGCTCGCATCGCTACGTTATTGGGAAGCACATTTTGGCGGTGAGAAGGGAATTAACTGGCAGGGTGCGCAAGCCTTACTTTTGGAGGCCCAACACAATGTCGGCATATTTAGCCATAACCGCTTCCGCGGCCGTGGCGCTTGGTGGGACGAAAGCGCAGGGGCAGTCATGCATACTGGTGGCTCGCTCGTAACAAAAGAACGTTCTATTCCAATTAAAGAACTTCCTCTTGGTCGCTATATATACGAGCTCTCTGAACCACTTGATATTTCAATTGGCGATTCTCTTAAGATTGATGACGCTAGACAAATAATTGAAATCTTCGAATCCCTATCGTGGGAGCATCCGCATCACGCACGCCTTGCGGCGGGCTGGTGCGTGATTGCAACAGTGTGCGGTGCGGTAGATTGGCGACCACATGTTTGGATTAGCGGCCCGTCGGGAAGTGGTAAGTCTTGGACCGTTGATCACCTTATAAAACGACTACTTGGAAACCTGGCATTAAGCGCACAAAGCACAACGACCGAAGCCGGCTTACGGCAAACTCTTGGACACGACGCAAGGCCGGTAATATTCGACGAAGCAGAAGCGGAGGGACAGCGTGATGATATTAGAATGGCAAATGTACTTGGACTTATTCGCCAAGCATCTTCTGAGACCGGTGGCTCCATCCTTAAGGGATCGGCCGACGGCTTTGCTCGTACTTATCGGATACGTTCTTGCTTTGCTATGTCTTCTATCAATGTTAGTGCGTATCAAGCGGCTGACAGGAACCGTATCACGATCTTAGAAATGAAGACGCCGGAGGAAAACCGCGATTCGGCGTTCGCCGCGCTTTGCGCGCGAGTCGCCGAAACGTTCACCGACCGTTTCATCGACGGCTTCCGCGCCCGATGCGTGCGGATGATTCCTGTTATTAGACAGAACGCACATATCTTTTCAATAGCCGCAAGTGGCAAGATTGGCAACAGACGACTTGGAGATCAGGTCGGGACATTATTGGCAGGCGCTTATACCTTATTAAGCGACGATGTAATAAACCCAATTGAAGCGGCAGAGCTTCTTGAGGATCAAGACCTTACACAACAACGCGAGCTTAAGGAAGAGAAGGACGAGGCCGATTTGCTGGCCCACATTATGCAAGCGGTGACGAAGGTTGGGACGGTGCGCGGGTTTATTGACTGCAACGTGTCGACACTGGTGCAGGCTTCAATGATCCCTGTTGAGGGGCAAGAAATTGCGGCGCGTGATGCTATTAACGCCCTGGCGCTACTTGGTCTTAAAACCAACGAGGAGGGGTTGGTTATCGCAAATACGCACAGGGGTGTGCGTAGGCTGCTTGAAGGGACCCACTGGGGCAAAGACTGGGGGCGGGTCCTCAAACGCTTACCTAACGTCAGGTTAAGCGGACTGGTGCGAATTGGCGAGGTGGTGTGCCGTGGGGTTTTGATACCCTGGGGAACTATAAAATGAACACCGTTACAAACGTTACAGCACCGTTACAAGATTTTACGAGGGAATGTAACGTTGTAACGTTTGTAACATATATAAATATATATATAGTGGTGTGGTGTGTTGTGTATACATTTATAGGGGTATACAATTATGGGGGTCTGTCGTGGGGAAAAAACGTTACAACGTTACAATGTGATTATGTCTAAACAATATAAACACAATTTATCTGCGAAAAGTGTAACGGTGCGAACGTTACAACCCAAAAAGGGGGGGTCTGGTGCCCTAATTAGGGTAGACCCGCTCCACCGTAAAGCATGGTTAAAGGGGGTTGAGCTACCCCCGCTGACCGTTACAGAGCTACAGGTCCTCGCATGGCTACTTGAACTCAAAGGTAAGACAGTTACCCGCCAGTTCCTATTAGGGAAGGCATGGAAGCCTGGCAGCCGCAGCGTGGACATGATGGTTTCAAACCTAAGACGCAAGGGTATAGAGATCAAGACGGTGCCTGGGGAGGGTTATTACATATGAAATTATCGCATTCTTCGATCTCAACATACTCAGATTGCCCGAAGAAGTATCAGTTCAAGTATATAGATAAGATGAAAGAGAAGGCAAAGCACTATTTCAGTTTCGGTAACAGTATTCACAGCGCCCTTGAATTCATGTATGCCTGCGAGGTATGCCCAAGCATTGAAGAAGTTCTTGTTGTTTATAATGAAGGGTGGCTCTCTGTCGGATATAAAGATTTAAAGGCAGAAGAGAAGGCAAAGAAAGAAGGTGAAGGCATGTTGCGTGACTACCATAGGAAGCACGCAATGGGATGGACCAAACCACTTTCAACCGAAGCGAAGTTCGATATGACGGTTGACCATGTCCGCCTTACTGGCTTCATTGATCGGGTCGACGCAACAGAAACCGGCGGGCTACATGTTATCGATTATAAGACTGGCAAGGCATTGGACGTTGAGCGTATTGACGATGATGAACAATTAACGCTTTATCAAATGGCTGTTGAAAGTATTTACCCCGATGCCAAGGTGACCAAACTCACGCTCTACCATGTGCCATCACTTACTGAACATAGCGCACCAAGACGAAGCCAAGAAAAGGTTGACGCTTTTAAAGCAAAGATTGTTAGGACTGCCGATGCTATTGCGCAAGGTGAATTCAAAGAGACGCCAAACGAGAAGGCTTGTTCGCGGTGTGACTTCAAACCACATTGTCCCGCTTGGACTACAGGAGCCAGAAATGACACCAACTGACCTACACAATGCCTCATTCGAATTGCGTCACGCAATTGGAGTACACAATCAAGCATTAAGTGAAGCCGAGCGTTATAAGAAAAATTTTACCGAAGCGTGTATTAGGCTTGAAGATGCTTGCAAGAAGTTAAAAGAATCATTTTCTAGTTTTGATGAAATAAGAGATTCATTAAAACATAATGGCCCTAAAACAATGAGACCAAGCTTGTAATCATGCACAAGAAGATGCAGAAGGTTGTTGTTAAGAGATTAAGAGCTCTTATGAACCAAGGTATGCATCGCAAGCAGGCTTTCTATATCGTACAGCAGGCGTTAATTAAGGCTGACTTGCCCCACTCGCAAGCGCAAATATATGTTTGGTGCAAGAAGTTTGGAGTATCTACCTCTTGACAAGATGATGTTCGTCTGTTATAGTATAGGTATGAATATCGAACTAACAGAGAACGAGATTGGGATTGTGTGTGCCGCATTAATGATCGCTTCGGATTTACAGCAACAGCGGGTTAGGAAGGCAAAGATTTATGAGGATAAGAACCTTGGCTCTGCCGTTGAAAATGATGCAATAGGTAGAAAATATGTGTTCGACCAGTTAAGAAAAAAGCTGAGTCAATAACCGCCTGGCCGACGGGGAAAGCGCGCGACATCTTAGCTTGATGTCGCACGTTTTTTTTAACCAGAAAAAACCAGAACACAAACCTACCATATAGTGCCGGTCGCTCTGTTATACTCTTTGCATGCCCCCCGCCGAAGGGAAAGATATTCCTTCCTCACTAAATCCTCTCCCTAAAAAGGGAGATCCTCGTCGCGTAAAGATGATTGCCGCGGGCAAAGTCAGAATGATTAAAGCCATGATGACCGAGGGGGTTTTCACAATTCGCAAGGCTTGTCAATTGGCCGACATCGATCCTTCTACTCACTACGAATGGATCAGGCAAGACCAAAATTATAAACAGGCAATTGACGCCTGCAACGACCATCAAACACAGGGCCTCGAGCAGTCGGTCGAGGAGCGTGCCCGTGGCATTGGTGTAGAGCGGCCATCTGACGTTTTGTCAATCTTTCTTCTTAATGCCAAGAAGCCCGAACTGTACCGACCGAAGACGAAGATCGAACACTCCGGCGGCATGACGATGAAAGACCTTCTTCTTAAAGATGATTGAAACCCAGTCGCCGGGTCTACATGGTACAGTCTTAGCCCTTAAGATCGCCGCTTCTCCCCGATGGTTTGCCAAGAATGTCTTCGGCATTAAGACCTGGGACAAACAAGAAGAGATCATCGCCGCTCCCTTTAAGCACAAGCGAACCGCTGTCCGCGGTTGCGTTTCGTCTACAAAAACTTTTGCGGCCGCGCTCGCAACGATGGCATGGTTGATGGCTCACCGTGGCGACGGTCGCGTATTCCATTTAGCGCCGAGCTTCAGACAGGTTGATAAAAACTTGTGGGGCTACCTGCGCGCCCTGGACGCCAAGGCTACTGCGAACGGCACTCCTATAGGTGCTAAGATGTACCAGGAGCCGCGCATGGTGTTTGGCCCTGGCTGGGAGTATGTGGGCTTTAATACCGATAACCCCCACAATGTCCACGGTATCCACGGACCAAATGACCTTATTGTTCTTGATGATGCTCATGGTATCCCTTACGCCATGTTCGAAGAGCTTGAGAATATGTTCGCCGGTGGCAACACGCGGTTAATGATGATGTTTAACCCTGTTGTGCTACAGGGTGAAACTTATTCATGCGCTCACGAGCATAAAGCTCTTTGGAATAACATCGTTATCTCTTTTGAAGACCTGAAGCGCGCCTACGACCAGGGCCACGAAATCCCCGGTGCCCTACAGCAAGAGGCAGTCGACTTGTGGGCGCGTAAGTTCGGCAAGCAGTCGAGCTTCTATCTTTCTAAGGTTGACGCCCAATACCCTAAAGAGGAAAAGGATGCCGTGGTTCCTCTGGGTTGGGTAGAGGAAGCGTGCCTGCGCGATGTACCTAAAGCCCTGGCCGGCCAGATTTGGCATGGTCAGGACGTTGCGCGGTTCGGTGACGACGAGTCGGCGCTCTGCACTATAGAGGGAAGGCGGCAGATGCCTATTGTGGCCGTACACGGCGCCCGCACGACCGAAACAGCAGGGAAGCTGATTGCCGAGATTCGCTCTAAAGGTGGACTTGCCGCAGTCGATGTCATTGGCGTTGGCTCTGGTGTTGTCGACAACTGCCACGAGGCCGCGGTCGATGTGATTGCGGTAAACGTTGCCGAGTCTAGCGAGGTGCTTGATGAAACAGGCAAGCAGAAGTTCGCGGACCTGCGCTCGGAGATTTACTGGGGCGCCCGTGAGGTTCTTGACCCGCATTACATCGACGCTCTGGCCCTGGACCCGGAAGACAAACAGCTTCACGGTGAGCTATCGTCCATTAAATGGAAGTTTGATAGCAAGGGAAGAATTCGTGTGGAGTCAAAGGAAGACATGAAGAAGCGGCTCGGTCATTCACCTGACCGCGCCGATGCGTTTTGCCTAGCGGTCTATGCCCGTAAACGTGGCGACCTATCAATTACACTCCCCGAAGGCATGGGAAGTTCCATGCTGCCGGTAGACGGCGAGCGCCGCACCGAGTATGTGGGCGCACTGGAAGGACTGAATCTTGGTTAATATCTACAAGTCGCTACGCACGCTAGCCGAGAAACTTGGTCGGGCACCTGCTGCCGACCAAGAGCTTGCTATCAGCGAGGACTCGGTATTCCGAAAGTGGAACCTCTATCCTTACTCCCCCGACAAGCTCATTCAGCGCAAGAAGTTTGAAATCTTCGAGGAGATGGTTAAGGACGACCAGATCGCCCAGTGTATCGCGGCGCGCAAGCTCCTGCTGCTCTCTCCTGGCTGGGAAGTTGTGCCAGCGAATGAGAGTGACGAGGCACAGCGGCAGGCAGACTTCATTACTTGGAATTTCGACAAGGCTCTTGACGGCGCGTTTAGTGACGACATTTGGGAGATTGCGGGGGCACAAGAGATCGGCTGGTCCCTTAGCGAGAAGGTTTACTCAGTTGCGAAGGAAGGCGACTGGGCCGGCTTCTGGTTCCTTAAGGCTCTTAAGAGCAAGAATCCCAAAGACTTTAACCTCGTGCGGGATGACTATGATAACCTCTTGCCTGATGGAATATCTCGCATTACACATCCACAGCTCGGTATGCGGTTACCGGCCTCAAAGTTCGTCCTTTACTCTTACCGCAAACGATACGAAGACCTGTTTGGAACGTCGGTGCTGCGTTCACTGTATGACCTTTGGTGGATCAAGCATGTCCTAAAGCGTGCGATGGGCGTACACTTTGAGCGTGCCGGTGTACCAGTTGCGGTCGGTAAGTACCCGTCAGGCATGAAGACGGTCGACCAGGACAAGCTATTCCAACTGGTCAAGTCGATTCGCTTTGAGAGCGCGGCGGTTATTCCTAAGGAAGTCGAGTTAATGTTTAGTGAGGCGCGCAGCAAGAGCGGCGAGCATTTCATTGGTGCCATTAAGCACATCGACGAGCAGATTTCTAAGACAATCCTCGGTCAAACCCTGACCCAATCCCAGGGCGACCGCGGGTCACAGGCGTTGGGCAATGTTCATAAAGATATCCTAGTTCTATATGTAGAGGAACTGGGGCGCGACATTGCGACTAAAGCGATACAAGCCCAGATCATTAAGGACCTTATCGACTTCAACTTCCCGCAGCCACTTTATCCGACGTTTGTATTTAAGCCCATTGCCCCCGAGGACGAGAAGCCTCGGGTCGACGCCTTCCTGGCCGCTGCTGACAAAGGCGCGGTGATGATTACAGAAAAAGACGAAGCTGAGATTCGTCGCATCCTCGGCTTTGAAGAAAGAGAAGCCGAAGACAAGTTGCTTTCCGCTCAACAAGACGCCCAGACGCCCCCCGATGGGGCGGGTCCCTCCCGGAATACTCCCGGTGATAAACCTGCCATCGATAAAAAGGCTGTCACTGAGGAACTTGCTGAGCGCATTTTCACAGGCGTGCGACGCCGTACCCTCACTGGCCCAGAACAGCGCGTGAACTTCGCCGAAACGCTACGCACTATAGAGGTAGATGGTGTTGAGGACATTATGTCCGAACTGTCACCCCTTATGGTACAGGTCCAGGAAGATTTGCTTGCTCAGCTTCAGCGTAAGAAGATTATGGAGAACCAAGACACCGCGGCGATCCAAGATTTAACGATTCGCAACCTGTCAGACATTAAGGCAGTGCTGAAGAATGGTCTTGTTAAGATGGCACGCCGTGGACGCAAGAGCGCGGCAGGTGAAGTGAACGCCGCTAGGAAGGAAGCCAAGATGGCTGAGCCTTTTAATGTGGCTAAGTTCCTCCCAGAAGAAGTCGAAAAGCTATTTACACAAAAAGCATTTATGATGACCGGCGCTATTAAGGATCAGGTGCTTGGTATTGCGAAGAACAGCATCTTTGCGAGCCTTAAGAACGGGTTGGGCTACCGTGAAGCGGCGGCCGGACTCAAAGACGTGCTTGAGCCGTATGTGTCCTCGGGCGCGGCGGATGCCGCCCTTGCCGGTGGACCTCGGCTTGAAACAATCGTGCGCACAAACGTCGTCGATGCCTACAACTCGGCGCGCATGGAAGAATTTAAACGTGATACCCAGTTCGTACAGGGCTTGCAGTATTCGGCGATCCTTGATGACCGTGTCCGTGAGAGCCATGCTGCGATGGATGGACGCCAGTATAAGACTGATGATCCTATTTGGGATAGCTGGAATCCACCGAACGGATATAACTGTCGTTGCGTGTTGATTCCGGTAACGCTGGTCGATGGCGACTTTGTCCCAAGCAAGCCGCCGCCCGCCAGTGTGGTTCCTGATCCTGGGTTTAAGGAGAACGGATCATGATCGTATGGCTTATTAAACATTGGTTTCTAACCTTGGTTGGTTATTGCGGCTTTGTGATTTTCCTTGGCTTCTTTATCTCGGCCGGCGCAGAAGAATATTCAGAACATGAGGACTATTATGCCAGCTGAATTGCACGCCTGCGTTGACGAGTTAATGAAACAAGGCAAAGACGAAGATTCTGCTTTCGCTATCTGTACTGATTCACTCCAGAAGGCCGGTAAGCTTACCGAGAACGATGTCGTTGAGCTTAAGGCTGCGTGGGAACTGAAGAAGAAAAAGAAGCGGATGGAGACCTATGCAGAACTCGACCAAGTCGAAATTTTACAAGTGGGAGCATTACCCGAGCGCGGTATTGCTTTCACGCGCAGCGACCTTAAAGAGATTGCGAACAACACGAACCAACTCATCGCCGAGGGGTTACACAATCCACCCGGCAAGCTGGGTCATGAGGATGATCAGGCATTTGCGCGCGAGAGTGGACTCCCTGCTGCTGGTTGGGTTGAGAGCCTGTCTGTCGTGGGAGACAAACTCCTGGCAAAATTCAAAGACGTCCCGAAAATCCTCATGCGCGCCTTCAAAGAAAAGCTCTACAGGAAAATTAGCTCGGAAGTCTACTTCGACTTCTCGCACCCGAAAACCCATCAGTCTATGGGGAAGGTTCTTCGGGCTGTCGCTTTCTTAGGAGCCGATATTCCGCAGGTGAAAGGACTTGCCGACTTCCTTGGTGAGAAGCCAAAGGCATATGCCTTTATGGAGGGCGAGCATGCGCGTATGGGTGAGATCAATATCAGCATTACGCTGCCTGATCCCAATGAAGCGCCGGCCATGCCGCCTGTTAGCCCTGAGACTCCCGTTACTCCGGCGCCTGGACCGATTGCTGCGGAAGGTTTAGCGGGCCGCGACCTTGAATATTATCGTCAGGCTGAAGCCGTCGCCGACCAACTCAAGAGAATGGCAGTACCAGAATTTGACTCAGATGCCAGCGTCGAATCCATGCTCCGCTTTGTGGGGCGGACAGGCGCGGTCACGTGTTCAAGCATGCCGGAATTCAGACAGCGATCTGATAATCCGGAAGGCTTGTGTGCGTGGCTTGAGGCAAGAGCAAAAGAGCGAGGCTATGTGGCGATACCGCCGGCCGAGCCAACACCGAAAGAGGAGAGTGCAATGGACCCTAAAAAGATGGAAGAGCTCTCGGCCAAGCTGGCCGAAGCAGAGTCCGCCCGCGCCACCTCGGAGAAGGAATCGGTTGAACTCAAGGACCAAGTTAAGAAGTTGTCCGAAGAGATCGCGGCCGAGCGGAAGAAGCAGTTCGATACGAAGGTTGGAGCGTTCGTTGAAGCCAATAAGGCTTCGATCACGCCCGCCATTGAACCGGCTTTCCGCGCCCTTTGCGAGAGCGTAGGCGAAGGCGAAGTTGAAGTCAAGCTGTCCGAGAATCCCGAGAAGATCGGCAAAACCGATCTCGTCATGCGCTTCACTGAGGCACTCATCAAAGCCAAAGTGGTTCCGCTGGGCGAAATCAAGGGCGACAAGGAACAGGCTGAGATCGACTTCAAGACGCCTAAAGGCGCGAATTACCGCGTCGAACTCCACGAGCAGGCCCAGCGCCTAGTCGCGGAGAAGAAAATTAGTTACGGTGACGCGATTCGGGAAGCCGTTAAGGCCAATCCCGAGTTGGCGGCCTAAAGCCTACGCAAAGGAGATAACCTATGAGTCTTAAAGTTGCTGTCCTTGAGATGGCGTTCGCCGCAGAGGCGACCATCACCGAGGGACAAATCCTCAAACTCGGCGCCGCTGATCGCGGTGTCACGCCTGCTGCCGCTGCCACTGACAAGCTGTTCGGAGTTGCTTGTCACGACGCTGCCAGCGCCGCGACTGTCCGGGTTGCCCTGATGGGCGAAGCTGTTCTTAAAGCGGGCGGCACGATTGCCCGTGGTGACCTACTGACGTCGAATGCTTCGGGCTTGGCTATTGCCGCAGCGCCGGCGACGGGAATCAATAACCGCATCGTCGGAGTTGCGATTGATGCGGCTGTTAGCGGCGATCTGTTCTCGGCTTTGCTGTCGCAGAGCGAGAAGCAGGGCCTGTAATTAAGAGCTAAGGAGAAAATACAATGGAACAACCGCACCTCCAAAAGCTGGCCGAGCCCCGCGACTTGCACGTTGACGCGGTACTCACCAACTTCAGTCAGCAGTATAAGAACGAAGATTACATCTGCGAGTCCGTTCTCCCGCAGGTTAAGGTCAAGAAGCGGAGCGATGTTTGGTTCAAGTATGATAAGGACCAACGCTTCACCTTGCCAGAGATGAAGATCGACCCGAAAGGTAAGGTTGGCGAAGCCGACCTAAAAGTCTCCACGGATAACTATTCCGTGAAGGACTACGGCCTTGAGGAGTTCGTGTCTCAAGCCGAGATGGACAACGCCGACAACCCTCTGGACCCCCAGCGGGACGCCGTCGACCTAATCATGGGCCTGCTTATGCTGGCGCGTGAGAAGCGTTGCGCCGACCTCGTGTTTGCGGCCGGCTCTTACGGTTCGCAGACGTCTGTGCCTGCGAACAAGTGGACGCACCTCACCAACGGTACGCCGTTGACTGATGCGATGTCGGCGCTTGACATTCCGTTCCTGCGCCCCAACATCGCGGTCTTTGGTGCGGACTCTTGGCGAGCGTTCCGTTCTCACCCGCAAATCGTTGATGCGGTTAAGGGAGCGACGCGCTTGCAGGGAGCGAAGGGTGGTATCGCGTCTCGTGAAGACGTAGCCGCCTTGTTCGAGCTCGACGCGGTCTATGTCGGCCGCTCGCGCTACAATACGGCTAAGCTCGGTCAGACCGCGTCGTATACGCGCCTCTGGGTGGACAACGCCGCGTTCCTTCGGATCGAGAAGAGCCTTTCGCCTCGGTCTGTGTCGTTCGGTTGTTCGCTGTCCGAGATGGAGCCGACTGCTATGGTTCGCCGCGACGATGCGCGTGGAATCAAGGGTGGTATCTCCGTCCGCGTGGCGCATAACATGGACGAGAAGATCAAGGCAGCTGACCTCGGCTACCTGTACACGGACACCAACGCGTAAGCGTTAGGCCCTCGCAAGGGGGCATCCTAGAAATAGGGTGCCCCTCATGAGAGGACTAAAATGGCATACTGCACAGCGACTGAAGCCAAAGACAAAGACCTAAGCCGACAGGTTGCGCAGGCGGCTTGGGTAGATGCAGATGTTGATGATCGTATTGCTGAAGGGGATGCGGTTATTAACGGCTACCTGGGCGGCTTGGGTTATGATCTACCTTTTGCCGTAACCCCTCCTTTAGTTAAGCGGCTTTCGATTCTTTATGCACGGTATGCTTGTCTGCGTGACATGCACCATCACTTCTCGCCTAGTCAGGCTGGAGGTAAGGGGTACGAGGGTTATAAGGAGCAGTTCGACGCTCTTATTAAAGCAATTCTAGCCGGCGAAATAGACCTTATCGACGCCGCTGGTGAACCAATCCCAACAACGGGCGCCGAAGAAATGAGGGTTCAGACAAATACCGTAGACCTACAGCGCGCAATGACAATGGGTGATCCGGAAAGTGAAATCCTTGATGGTACAGATTACGCGGATGCTGAACGCTTAGGGAATCCCGAATAAATGGCTGGAGTCAAGGTGACGATTACGAATCTTAAGGCGGTTCAAGAAGCTTTGGCCCGCGTTAAAAAGAAACTTGACGACCTGAATCCAATCGCCAGGAAGGCGACGCTTTACCTGCTCGGGTTAGTCACTAAGAATTTCTCAAGCAGTAGCCCAGCGGCGAAGAACTGGCCGCCGCTTTCAATCTTCACCATGTTCCTGCGCCGTCGTCGTGTATCGGCTCCTAACCGCGCTGGCAATGTGGTGCCTCTTAATGATACCGGACTATTGCGTAACTCAAATTTTCCTTTCGTGCGTGAGAATGGGTCTGAGTTTGGCATCGTCAATAATGTGAAGTATGCCTCAACCCATCAGTTCGGCGGAGTAAGTAGTGCCAGCACCGTTGAGGTGACAAAGTTTCGCCGTAAGAACCCGGCGACCGGCAAGCGCGTGCGGCTAAAGAAGGGAACTGCACCTACCTATCTTGTCCATATTAAGGCCGGCCATAAAATCCCGGCACGCCCATTTTTCCCGTCGCGAGAAGAATATCTTCCAGGCATTATGAGCATTATGCGGCGCTACCGCGACGATGCTTTAGGAGGCACTGCCGGTGCCTAGCTTAGAAGAACAAGTCTGGGACGCTATTAAGACTAAGCTAATCGCGGCACAAGTTAGCGGTCAGCCACTTGAATACATTAAGGCCAACAGTTTAATTGATGGCCACTTCCTCACTGAGCCTTCGGGCGTTTTCCCCTGTCTTATGCTTGAGCCAGAATCGGTTAAGGAAGAACCACATTCGGCCCCAGAAAGATTGAAGCTCACATACATTTATTCAATCTACTGTGCGGTTGAGAACATGAATTTCGGTACTGGGATTATGGGCGACGTTTCTAATAAAGGAATCGTCGACCTAGTTAATGATGTTAAGAATGTCTTAAGCGCAGACCTGAGATTAGGGCTTGCAAGCTCTGGCGTTCTTAGAATCACGTTCCCAAATACGAAATATTTTGTGGATAATTACCCTATCCGCGAAGCCGTCATCACCACTGAGATTCAGGCGACGGTAACCAAGCAGGGACGTTAAAGGAGAAAAGCAATGACATTGGCGACGAGCGAATCAAGGCAACTCGGACTGGTCAAAGAATCAGTCCGCGGCACTGCCGTGACCCCCGCTACTAAGTGGCGGGCGATTACGGTTGATAGCGAATTAGAGTATACCCTTAACCTGATTGACGATGAAGCGAAGCGTGGAATTTCAGCGAAGTTCCCCGCCCAGCCTGGCGTCAAGACTGGCACAGGGTCGATTAAATTCCCGGTACGCGCTTCTCACATCGGTGAATTTGTACAAATGCTGCTCGGCAATCCCACAACCGTCGACGTTGGTGTGGCGGGTTCAGCCGTTCAGCATACCTTCCTGGCGCCGCCCGCGGTTAGTGTTATTCAACCGCAGAGCTTCACCATGTACCTTGACCGTGGCACGCATGTTAAGCGTTATAGCCTTTGTAACGCCAGCAAGCTCACGTTCTCTGGTGATAGCGAAGGGTTGACGCAGATGGAAGCCGCGGTCATGTTTAAGACAGAGGATAGCGGCGGCTCAATCGGCACTCCCGTCTATACGACCGAGAGCGACGAACTCGCTTCTTATCAAACGCAACTCAAGATTGACGGCACGACTAACGTGCAAGTCAAGAGCTTCGAGTTTGTGCTTGAGAACGGTCTCTTCCCGCAACGCACCTTCAATAGCTCGCAAGACATTCGCGATCTATTGGCGGTTGGTCCGCATAAGATCAGCGGCAAATTCGATATCTACATTGAAGACGATACCGAACGCGCTAAGTTCCTCGCCGGTACGCAATCGGCGTTGCGCTTACTCATTGAGGGAGAAGTTCTGGAAGGCGTGATCAAGAATACGCTTGACATTAATATCCCGAAGGTGAAGTATCGCGCGTTCCCGTTCGGCGACATGGATGGCCTACTCGGTGTCTCTGCTGAATTCGAAGCCGAGTATTCTTTCACAGATTCAAAGCTCGCTGACGTTGTCGTTATTAATAACGTAACAGCTTACTAAGGGGGCCGGTCGATGGAAATCAGGATTACACCTGAGCAAATCGCCAATGCCTCCATCGGCAATGGTTCGTCAGCAGTAGCAGCGGGTAAAGCTGCTGCTGCTGGCGACCCTACCCTTCTGAGTAATTTCCTGGCTCACGCTTTGAAGTCACAAATCCGTAGGGCTACAAGAGACGACGTTGACGCCGGTAAGAAGGCACTCGAGTTCTTGGACTGTATTGACGTAAAGGTTGAGTTCGTCTAGTGGCTGAAAAAGTAGAAATTAAAATTGTCGTTGATAAGGAAACCGGCGCCATTTCTGTCGCCGGCGCCGAGCTTGAGAACTTTAAAAAGAAGGTAGAAGAAACAGGCGGAGCGGCGTCAGAGCTCACCGAAAAATTTAAGGGTCTGTTCGCCGGCGCAGCGATCTCGGCGTTCTTTAAAACTGCTGTTGAAGAATCTTTAAAAGAAGAAGAAGCTCTTAGGACTCTTAAAGGCGCGGTTGAATCAAATGGCGATTCTTGGGATAAGCTAAAAGGGAAGATTGGGGAATACGCCAAAACCCAACAGGCTTCAACTCGCTTCGACGATACAGAAACCTTCCAGGTCCTAGGCCGCCTTCGCCTGGCAACGACTAGCCTCACGCAAGCCATGTCAGCGACCACGCTGGCACAAAATTTATCCGTTAAATCTGGCGTGCCACTTGCTGAAACGGTTGGCATTATCAATGGTCTGCTGCTTGACCAGGATCGCGCAACGCTCCAGGCAACAAAGACATTTGGCCTTTATGCTGGTGGCGCAACTACCGCACAAGAAGCTTTAAACAATCTTCAGTCAGCATCGAAAGGTGCTGCCGCGGCAGAGGACAGCCATACAAAGAGCCTTAATCAAGCGAAAGCTCAGCTCGACGATTTCCAACAACAGATTGGCGACGGTATCATGCCGGTAATTGTGACCCTGGTCGGCTGGAGTACAAAGCTGATCACGGTCATTAATGGTATAGCGACCGGCTGGGCAACGGCTGGTGCTGTTGCGGTCACAGCATTAGAGGGTATGGCGACTACGGCGTTCAACGTCATGTCAATGAACGCTTCTGGTGCGGTTAATGCCGCGGTCGAGACTAAGAACAAGATTAAGACCATTCTCTCTGAGGCGTTGTCAGATATAGAGAATTCAGCCAAAGCCTCAAGGAAAAGAAACGAGGAGGAGGAGCAGCTCCAGGTCACGCAATCTATTCAGAAGGCAAAGGATGCGGCTAAACAGAAAGCAGATTTTAATACAAAACTGTCAGAAGAATTCCTTCAATCGACGACTGATGAATTCGAACAGCGAAGAATAAAACTCCAAGAAGAATTGGATATCGCTCAGCAAATGAGCGTTGAAAAAATTACCATTCGGCGCGTTGAAGGTGACGAAACTGTCACGCTTGAGGAATACAAAAAAGAACGCCTTGGTAAAATTGCTGAAGACGAAACCCGTAAGAAGGATGAGGAATCGAAGAAGCAGATTGAGATTGGAAAGAAACACGAGAAGGGAATGCAGGAGCTCGAGAAGCAACGAGCCCAGAATTTTAAATCAACGATGGAGTTTATTTCAACTCTATCAAGCGCCAAGAATAAAGAACTTGCCGCAATCGGTAAGGCTGCCGCGCTAGCGAGCGCATACATTAATACGGCCGAAGCGGTTACCAAGGCCCTAGCGTCAGCCCCTCCACCTATTAACTTTGCCCTGGCCGCGGCCGTAGGGGCTGCTGGCGCCGCGCAAGTGGCAAAGATTGTAGGGGTTGAACTTGCCCAGGGCGGCGTTACCAATACCACTACTTCACGCGGGATTCAAGCGACTATAGGTGAAGGGGGTAAGCGTGAAGCGGTGCTACCGCTCGAGAACCCCCGCGCAATGGGCATGGTTGGCAAGGCTATTGGTGAGGCGGGCGGTGTTGGGGGCGGTGAAGTTTCAAAGACCGTTAATGCTACAATCAATATCACCATAAATGCTTTCAATGTTGAGGATGAGGCGCAGATTAGATCGGTTGCGCGAGGTTTGGCGGATATGATTTTACAAGAATCAGAAGAAGGCATAAGACTTTCAAGACGTGTCGTTGATGCTGCCGAGCGATACCCTGGGAGAGCAACTTAATGTCAGCCCTAGATCTAACCGCAACGGGCGGACCAATTTGGGCCAGCCGGTCGCGTGTTAATACTGACTCGCGCGACTATGGGACATTCACGGCAACTTCAATGCAGGACCTTTTAGAGCGTATTGTTGACGGCGATGCTGATTCTTATTGGCACTCCGCCACGGCAAGTGATGCCACAACTGAAACGATTGATATTACAGTCCAACTCCGCACCGCTTTAATCGAACGCACGATTGATCTTATCGCACTCCAGAATATCAACCTCAAGAATTTTAAGATCGAATACAAAGCAGGCGCCGGGGCGTTCGCTACGATTCCCGGGACTGATTACAGTGTCGGGACCGCCGACTGGGCGCTGCCTGATTTCCTTCTCTCGCTGGCAACACCAATTTCTGCCGATACGTTGCGATTGACTATGTACCGCACGCAGACGGCGAATGATTATAAGAAGCTCGGCGGGTTCTATGCTAGCCTAGCGGCGGTTCAGCTTGTGACCGGCGCAATGACTGACTATAAAAAGAAGTACCGAGAAAACGTTAGGCAACTTATGCTCGGCGATGGCTCGGCAGCGCATGAGTTTATACGACGAAGCGCGACTAGCTATATGCACTATGAGGCAGGCGCGACGTTTGATTTCTGTACCCAGACTGAGCGCAATTCTATTTTTAATATCAAGCGTGATGGCGAGCCTTTCACATGGGTGCCCGAGCCTGGTGATCTTAAGCGTGAAGTATATACTTGCCGGATGCCTGGCTCATGGAACGAAAAGTATTATTCATTCTTTAAAGGCGTTGGTTATACATTAGATATCGACTTTAAGGAAGTGGGAAGACTCTAATGCAATCGACGAGCGCAGAGTTTGCGGCAATCATGGGCGACCAGAATGGTGCCAAGTTTGCCAAGCGCAAGATTGAATATAAGCGCCGCTATTGGAACGGCGCGGCTTATGTGTATGAGGCCAGCTACCAAATCCTCTACGACGATGATATCTTAAGTGTCACCCCTATTGCATGGCGCCTTGACTCGCGTCAACAGAATAAAATTTTAGCTTCGAACGTTACGCTGCGGCTTAAGAATACTGATTGGAAGTGGCTGCTTGAGAATATTACTAGCGGTATTTTCAAACCAGATGGAACCGCGACAGAAGGTTACGATGATTTCCGTACTGAGTTTAAGATTTCTTACGGCTACTTATTGTCGAGCGGCAGCTACGAATATATTCCGCTGTTCGTTGGGTATGCAACAGATTTTCTTTTCAGTAGTGATACGATGGCTGCCGAGATTCAAGTTGAGGGCCGCGAGTTACTGCTTGAACATGCGAACGCACAGAATGTCAATACACCATATACACTCCAAGCGGCGGTGCCAGCGGTTGGCACCGGCTCGCTACTAACTTTTGAAACGAAGAAATCAGTTTGGGAAATCAGTCAAGTGCGCGTCAATGGCGTAGTGAAAGTCCAAGGTGCCGACTATACGCTTGAGGACATGAACCTCGGCGATACCGCGGCGAAGATTATATTTACCATTGCACCAACAAGCGGGCACGCGGTTGATTGGAATGGCACCCAGTGGTTACGCGACCAGCGCATTTCAACGCTGGTCGAGTACCTTTGTGACGAGGCTGGCATCACATCGCCTGAGCGCGTAATAACTGAGCCTACCTTCCCAGGAGTTTCGCAATTCTCAGAATACGGGTCAGCAAGCGAATGGAATGCCGCCACGAAGGTTAATACGAACAGCTTTTTCTTGCCTGGGTTTTTGCAGATTGGCACTCTCATTGGAAACAATGGCTTTGAAAGCGGGGTGTTCGGGTCAGATTGGGCGGTGGCAACAAATACCCCAGGATCGGGGTCATCTTCTGCTGCGGTTGTATCTGCCAGCCCAACAGCTTACGAGGGTACATATTCCGCTAGGATGATATTGGGCGAAGATAGCGAAACAGCTACGTTTACTGGAAAGGCAATCGTAATGCTACTGTCAACGGCTACCGCGCCGACGACTTTCCCGCCAGCGGGAACATATAAAATTTTATCCAATACTGGCTCGGTTTGGACTGAGGAAACAATCGTTCATCCTGGCGGTGTGAAATATTTACATTTCGCAATTTACGACGAAACAGATAACGGCCTTCGCGCAGTAATTACGCATCAAACCCCAAGCTCTGTGCCGCAAACAATCAGCTTCCACTATCAAGCGCGTTCCCCTATCAGCATTAACCCTAGCTATATTTTCAGTATTGACGATGTACGCATGAGGGCGATTGTAGCTAACGGAACGACTGAAACGACGGAAATTGATTTATTATCGACTCCGACCGCATGGCTCCCGCTGGTTCACCTAACGACTCTTAACGGTGGTACAGTTAGTTTTGAAACAAAGACCGCGGCCATCTCTGGCGGTCCTTATAGTTCATATGTCGCAACTGATGGTTCGCTGATTCCACAAAGTCCTGTTAATCGTTACATCAAAGTCAAGATTTACATGAACCACAATGGAACGAATTCAAATGGCCCAGAAATGGATTATTTGCGCATTGCGTTCCTTGGTTCAAATCTTTTTATTGGTCATGCAGATTTTAAATCAAAAACCTGTCTCTCTGCGATTCAACGTTTAGCTGAGATATCAAATTGTGAATTTGGCTTTAGAGGGAATGGCAACTTCTTCTTTAGGCCAAAAGGTGTCAGTCCAACTGCTGTTCTTAATATGACCGAAGGCAATTATATTTCAAAGCTAAGGTCGCTTCGCCGTGGTTATGATTTCGTGCAAAATGTCGTCGCCATAACTTACGGTCCATATTATCATGAGGAGCGGGTCGACACGCAAAGCCCTGCCCTTGACGAACCAAATAGTGAACAACGATTTTATCCGGTGCTGCTTGCAAAGAGTATTAATGAATTCCTTTTCTCAAACAATGCAAATTTCGCCGAAGCAATTGCGAAGAATTATTTTGAAGATTTTTCACCGGCTAAGAAACGATGGATTGCAGAGACTAGAATCATTCCGCCTCTTGAACTCTCTGATGTTTTGAGTTCTGCTTTCTACGATAGCCCGCTTCGCAAGAACGCCGTGTTCGGTGATATTCTAAATACTGATCCGGCTTTCGGTCCAGATTACAGGAACATCCTACGCGCAACCCTTGGAAAGACCTTGGGAATTTCGTTTAATACGGATAATGGGACCTGTTCAATTGAACTCCAAGAGGTACTAACGTCATGAGAAAACTTTTAATGGCAGCGGTGCTTGCGCTGTTGCCCGCTCTTGGACAGGCAACATGCACTCAACTCGGCACCGGGTTGATGTTGAGCCGCCCTGCGATTGGTGACTCCTTCGACATCTGGACCAGCTGCATCAGGACTATGGTGCAGCAGGTCAACGATTCGGCGGCCAGCACGACCACGGTCGCCGCGATCGCGGCCAGCACTGGAACACTCGCCGCAGGCACCACTCAATTCCTGCGCGTCGACGGCTCCAACAACATATCTACCTTGACGGTCAGCGGCAACAAGATGTCGGTCGGGGTATCAACATTTGTAGTGAACGGGGGACTGGTCAGCATCGGCACAGCAGTTGTTAGTAGTCGGCTAACTGTGTTTAATGGTGACATTAGAATTAGTACCAATGCGGGCTCGCGCGGTATTATCTTCCAAGATGGGACAACTCAGGTAAGTGCTGCGGCGACTATTGGCGCGCTGGGCGGTGATCTTACTGGCACTCTGCCCAACCCCACGATAGCAGCCGGAGCAGTAGACACTGGTAAATTAGCGTCAGACGCCATTACCACGGTCAAAATCATAAACGCTGCGGTCGACACAAACAAATTAGCCGTTGATGCTGTGACCACAGCTAAAATACTGAACCTGAATGTAACTACTGCTAAGATCGCGGCTTCGGCCATCGACACCAGTAAACTGGCGACGGATGCCGTTACCACGACCAAGATCATAAACTCAGCGGTAGACACCAGCAAGTTAGCGGCCGATGCCGTGACGACTATCAAGATTCTTGACCAGAACGTGACGACGGCCAAGATCGCGGACTCTGCGGTCGACACAAACAAATTGGCCACGGATGCCGTCACCAACGTAAAACTCTTGTCGGATGCGGCTAGTTTGTCCAAAGTCAGCGGGGGGACTGCCTTTTCTTCCGGCGGAAGTGTCGGTGTTGGGACGTCATCTCCGTCCAGCAAACTCACTGTCTTTAACGGAGATATTCGGATCAGCACTAACACCGGCTCACGCGGGATAATTTTTCAAGATGGAACGACTCAGACGACCGCAGTTACTAGCGGAATCTCTCAGTTGACTGGGGATGTGACGGCTGGGCCTGGATCGGGGTCACAAGTTGCGACTATATCTGCGGGTGTTGTCGATACGGCGAAGCTCTCTTCGGATGCTGTTACGACTGTGAAAATCCTGAATCTGAATGTCACAACTGACAAGATCGCGGCCTCTGCTGTTGACACCGCGAAATTATCCACGGACGCCGTGACGACTTCTAAAATCCTTGACCAGAATGTGACCACAGCGAAGATAGCCGACAGCGCGGTCGACACAAGCAAACTCGCTGCGGACTCGGTAACGA